CCGCTCCCGGACCAGACCTTGACGAGCTGCCCCATGGACAGGGTCCGGACCTGCACCTCCAGGCCCGGGTATTCGGTGCCCTCGCCGAAGACGAGCTTGTAGATCTTCGGGTTGCGCTTGTAGCCCACGGGATTACTCCTTGCTCGAAATGAGCGATCGTCTCGTCATGTCCACGTCGGAACGGCGCCGTCCGCGAGCGCACCGGGAATGGACGCGGTGAGCTCACCCGAGTTCGAACGCTGCAACGGGTAGTCCGTGAAGAACACCTCGTTCGCCAGAGACTTGCCGCCGACAGTGATCGACACCGTCCGCGCCACCGACGTGGACGGCACCGTGGAGAACACTGCGTGGGCCCTGTTCGCCGCCGGGTTGAAGACGGTCTCCAGCGTGATGGAGAAGTCCGCGAGGAGCAGCAGCCGCTCGTTCGCCGACTTGTCGATGCCCGTGATGTCCTGCACCGCACGCGGCGTCGCGAAGGACAGGTTCGTGATGTCGTTGCGGATGTCCTGCGGACTGCCCGCAGCATCGTCGACACTGAGCGTGCTCCACGCCAACCCCGAGGACTTCGCCATGAATGATCACCCTTCCTGAAATGCGTCAGCGAGCCCCTGCTGGTGCTCGGCGAAATGTTCCTGCCAGTCCGCCGGCCGCTGGTGCAGCCGGGCCTTCGTGCCCCGCGGGTTGCCGCGGTGGTCACCGTCCCGCACGAGGAACAGCTCGGGCCTCTCGTGTTTCCGTGTGCGGTGCTCGGTTCTCTGGAAACACGGCTGGCCGGCCTCGAACACCAGCCACGTCTCACCCTCAGCCACCCGCGTCTCGGCGTAACGCCGGCCGCTGTTCTTCGCGGCGTGGACCAGCTCCGGCGACAGGCCCTCCACGCGGACCTTCCAACCGTGCAGGTAGTCCGGGCAGTCGATTTCCGCACACGTCGCCGGGCGCCAGTCACCGGACGGGACAGCGATCGCGAACGTCTTGTACGACTCGGGGCCCATGCGCGGTTCGAGACGGGACATCAGAAGCTCGCTCCCGCGATCTGGTTTTTGTTGATGACGACGGAGAACGTGGCGGACGTGAAACCGCCGGTGGTGACAGTCACCGCGCGCAGGTAGCGGCGGATCGTCGCGGTGTTCAAGGTGGCGAGGCGCTGCGTGGCCGGGGCGGCGGTGACCTGGGTGAAGGCGAGTCCGGTGACGTCGGCGAAGCCGGAGTTGTCGGCGGAGTCCTGGATCTTCACCGTGGCGTCGGTGCCAGTGAACGCGGTCACCTGCAAGTACGCCTGCGCCCCGAAGCTGGCCGAGGCCGTGGTGTCGATGCTCGCGCCGTTCGTGGCCGCTGTGTCCGTGCGCAACCCGGCGGTGAGCTGGAGCCCCCATTCCAGGCCGAACCCGTTGGCCTGCGCGGACGCCGCGAAGGTGAAGCTGCCGTCGTTGCCGCGCGTCGGGTCGTAGTTGATCTGCTTGGCGACCAGGCATGCGGCCGGATTTCCGAGGGTGGCGCCGCGGCAGTAGGTGCAGATGACGTCGGAGGTGGGCAGCGCGGCGAGCTTGTCGTGGGTCGCGCCGACCGTGGGGTTGAAGAACGCGGTGAACTCCATGCGACCGTCCCGCAGGCCCGGGATACGAGCCATCGCGGACTGGGTGATGTCGGTGCCGTCCAACAGGGCCGGGCCGCCGCCGATGTTGCCCAGGGCACTGACGTCACCGGAGACGTCCGCGCCGCCGATGAAAAAATGGTCTCCAAGGCCCGAGGTTTTTGCCATGACCTATTCCTCCTGGTCCCAAAGATCGTCAACGATGAGGGGCAGCACGATGTCCATCACGCGGTACTCGGTGCCGGACTGGACCATGTAGCCCGCCTTTGCGGACAGCGGGTCGCCGAACTGGCCGAGCAGGTCGACCTCGCGGACGGCGCCGCCAAGGGTGAAGTCGCCGCTGTACGAGCGCAGGAGCACGTCCAGGGCGGCCGTCAGATTCGGGTCGATCGCGTCACCCGGCTCGGTCCACAGCCCGGCATACAAGCGCACCGTCAGGTGCAGGCGGACCGAGGTGGACACCAGGCCGGAGCCACCGCGCGCGGGCCCGATGTCCTGCACCCACACCGCGGCGCTCAGGGTGCCGGTGTCCGGCGGAGACTTGGGTTCCTCGCCATTGACGGCAGTGAACCAGCCGGACGCCAGAGCGTGGGACTGCACCGCGTCGAGGATCGTGACGATGTCGAGTGGGGTATCCGCCATGTCAGATCAGCCCCATCGCTTTGTAGCGGGTAAGCAGTTCGTAGGCGATCTGCGAGGCTCGGCGGTCCACGAGGGCCTTGGTTCGACGGAACGTGGCGTACCCCTTGAACCTCGTGGTCCGGTTGCGGGAGCCGACACCTTCCAGCCACGGCCCGTACACCACACCCTGGTCCGTGACCCGGTAGCCGGTCCCGGCCCGCTCGACGGTGACCTTGGACTGGTAGTAGCCCGTCGGGTGCTGGAGCACCTGCACGAGGCGCTGCTGCACCTGGTCCTCGGCGTAGGTCGCGACCTTGTAGCCGACCTCGTCGGCGTAGGTGTGCAGCGCGGCCGCGGTCTTCCCGTTGAACATGGGGCCGCGCTTGATCAGGCGCGCGTCGAACATGGCCTCGGGCATCGACTACACCGCCCTCATTCGGATCTTGCGGGCAACATCCGAGCCGGCGACCCGCTCGCGCAGTGCGTCCCGCTCCAGCGTGACCGCGGCCACCGAGCGGGTGCCCGTGCCGGCCTGCGACTTCACCGTCCGCGCGTACCCGGCCTGCTCGGACAGCAGCGTGCACATGGCATCGGCGATCGCCAGAGTCCGCACCAGGCCTGGCGGCACCCACCGGGTCAGCGGAGCGCCGTTCAGCGCGGTGGCCGCCGTACTGCCGGTCGACCCGCGGGTGACAGTGAGGAGGCGGGGCGCCCAGATCGCCGTCCCGGAGTGCGCATCGAGCTGCGTCCCGTCCCAGGCGCGCTCCACCGTGAGGCTGTTGCCCGCGATATCGCGGACACGGACCCGTTCCGCGCCGAGAGTCAGCACCTCACCCTTGCGGTAAGCGGCGCCGCTGGTCACGGCCAGGAGGACGTCGTTCTTCTGCGCGGTGAGCGGGGTCTGTACGGTCTGCCCGGTGTCGGCCAACGACTTGTCAGTGACGGTCATCCGCTCGTCACCGCACCGGATCAGGTCTCCGACGCCGACCGCGGTCGAGTCCGTGACCGTGACCGCCGTGGCCGTTGTGCTACTGATGGCCGCCGCGAGCGCTCCGGCCGGCGCCGCGTCGTCCCGGTACCCGAACAGGCCGGTGATCGCGATGGCGTGCTGGCGGGTGCTGCCGGCCGACCAGGCGGACGGGCGGTCCAGGCGGGTTTCGATCCGGTTGTACGGCGGCCCGGAGTTGGCGGGCTCCAGGTTGTAGTCCGTCGCCGGGACCACGGTGCCGCCGGAGGTGATGAGGGTCGCGGAGATGACTTCGTCCCGGTCCAGCCACAGACGCCAGGGACGCGAGGTCTGCTCGGACGGCCAGTCCTTGTAGCGAGTGGTGAGCACAGGCCGGAAGTCCCGCTGGCACACCGCTTCGACCGCGCGGGACGCTGCCTCCAGCGCGCGGTCGATCTGCGCGTCATCACGCGCAGTGGACGCCGAACCCAGCGCGGACCTCACGTCCTCGCGGGTGGCGAACCAGCCTGTGCCCATGATCCTGTGCCCTTGCTTTCCTGACTGGCCGCCCCCGGGTGGGAGCGGGCGGGGTTACGGCGGTGCGGTCGTCAGGCGCCGGTGGCGGCACCTTCAGCGATCCGCTCGACGGAGACGAGGAACGCGTTGTTGACCATGAGGACGGAGGCGCCGTCCTCGTCGTAGAGGACGGTGAAGCCGACCCCGGTGTGGATCTCCACGCTCACCGCCTGCACCTCTTGGACGTGCGGCGGCGCCCCGTTGCCTTCTCCCGGGGACCATGTGACGCGGTAGGTACCGGGGGTCTGCGGGGTGCTCACTTCTCGCCGCCCTCGTCAGAGCCGGTCTCCGACGCAGGACCCGTCTGGCCGGCAGCCGCAGAAGGCGCAGAAGAGCCGCCCGTCCGGGCCCGCTTCGAGCGGCTCGCCGTCCTGGGGGCAGGCGGCGGGCTGTCGCTGCTGCTCGTCTCGGGCGATGTCTCGGGCTTCGGCGAGGATGTCGATGAGTCCGTACCAGGAACCGGCGATGACGGCTCACTCCCCTCGGGGTTCACCTGCTGCACGGTGGCACCGAACGGCAGGTCGACTTCCGGCCCGTGCTCGCCGACCAGCGAGATCAGCTCAGCGGCCTCGGTGGCGCTCAGCGGCCGATCGACCTGGACGATGGCGTCCGGAACGGCCTCGCCCGGCGGCATGTACCCGGGCTCACCCGGCCCTGCGGTGGCGTTACTCGGCCCGCCGTGGACCGTGTTCTTCGGCATCTGCCAGTCCTCCGTGAAATTCGTGGAACCGCAGTGCGGACAACGGGCCAGCCCGACCGCGAACTTCGCCGTGCACTTCCCGCACGCGTTCAGCACCTGCACCAGTCCCTTCTTCAACCCGCACCGGGGGCACCTGGACAGCCACGCGCCATACGCCGCAGAGCAGCCCTGGCATCCCCAGCGGGCCATCAGGCCGCCACCAGCGACGCGCCGTCGTCCAAAGGCACCCACGTCACAACCCACGTGATCGCACCATCCGTGCCCGCGCTGACCGACTCGATCTGCCCGGCGGACAGCACGATCGGCGCGCGCAGCGTCTCCACCGCACCGCCGACCGACAGGACCGACCCGAGGGCGTCGCCGGTGAAACCGAGCAGCTCACCGACCGCTGTGTCCGTCGTACCGATATCGGTGGCGGCGAACAGCGCGACCGTGGTGCCCGCAGTCGGGTTGTGCTGCAGCTGGTAGGAGTTGGCGACGGTGACGGCGGTGGTGACGATCCCGTACACCGAAGTGATCGCGACCTGCCCGCCGGCCACCGTGAACAGCGCCACCGTGCTGACGGCCAGGGTTCCCGTCGACTTCGAGGCGCGGCGCCCGAAGTTGAGCGTCCGCAGCTCCGAGCCCTGGATGAGCGTGCTCATGCCGCCACGACGCTCGCGCCGCTGGAGATCGGCACGTAGGTGAGGTGCCAGGCGACGACGCCGGTGTTCACCGCAGTACCGACCTGGCCGATGACGCCGTCGTTGAGGACCGTCTTGACGCCGGACAGACGGGTGTACGCCTCGGAGGGGACATCGGTGCCGCTGGACACCAGCAGCTCCGTGATGACGCCGGAGAAGCCGTACAGCGTCCCGGCGGTGTCGGAGGTGACCACAGTCGCGGCGCACAGGTTCGCCGCGGAACCGATCGTCGGGTCGTGGTTGAGACTGAGGGACGTCGCGGTCGCCGACATCACGGTGGTGACGAGGCCGACGATGCCCGTGACGAGCACCAGCCCGGACACGGTGAACAGGTTCGTGGTGGCGTTGGCGGGCGATACGGACTTCTGGACGTGGACACCGAGCGAGATCGCTCGGATCTGGTCGCCCTGGACGATGACCGACATGGTGTGCAGCCTCCGTTAGGCGCTGAGGATCGCGAGGTTGGCGGGAGTGCGCTGCACGTTCAGGTCGTGGACGATCGCGACGACCGTGCCCGTCGACGTGGAGGCGCACTTGAGGTACTTCTTGCCGTCGGACAGTGCCGTGGCCGGGATCGTGAACGCCACACAGTCGGCCGACGCGACGTACGCGGAGCCGGCGGCCTGCGTGACCTTCGTCCACGCCCCGGTGCCGACACCGGTGGAGGTGTACACGTTGGTGATCTTCGCGAGGACGGCGGTCGTGCCGCCCGCCGCGGTGGTGCCCTCGGTGATGGTGAAGGTGTCGCCGCCGGACTTGTAGCCGAGGAACGTGACCGCCTGGCAGTCCTTGAGGCTGACGTACACGTCGTCCGCGACGGCAACGACGTTGAAGACCCTTCCGAGTCCTTCCATGGTTGTGCCTTTCCGGCCGGGGTTTCAATGCCGGCCTGGTTGATCGGGGTAGGGGAGGTGAGGGCCCTGCTCCGATGGCTACGCGCGGGTCGCCAGCTGCACGAACGGGCTGAGCGTGTTGCCGTTGTTCTGGGGGGTCACCGCAGACTGGAGCCAGGGGCGGCCGTCGACGCGCTGGATGATGCGGTAGGCGGTCTGGTCGTTCTGGAACTTGAAGTGCGGCGACGACATGGCGGACATGACCTGCCGGTCACCGATCAGGTAGAACCCGAAGTCCACGAACGAGATGTCGCCCTGGGTGCCGAGTGTCGAGGTGGCCTTCTCCGTGAAGATCACGGGGCGTCCGAGGATCGTCATCGGGGGGCCGGCGGTGCCGTTGTTCAGCCAGATCGCGGACCCGCCGGTGCCCACGCTGAGGGCCATGGTGGCAAGCTCGGGGAAGGTGTCGATGCTGCAGACCCACACCGCCCGGTCCAGGCTGGAGGGCAGCATGCGGGCGTACATCTTGACGATGTTCTCCCACACGATCGTGGAAGCGTTCTGGCCGGTCTCCTTGGTGACGGAGATGATCGCGCCGTTGGCCGCGGTCAGCGCACCCAGCGGCTCGCCCACGCCGGTGCCCTTGAGGAAGCCGATGTCCTCGTAGAAGTTGAGGGCCTCGGGGAAGATCTGGTCGAGGAACGCCTGGAAGCTGATCGCCGAGTCGGAGATCAGCTCGTTGGGGACCTCGGTGTACGCGGTGAGCTTCTTCGCGTCCAGGACGATCCGGGAGAACGCCGCCTGCGACGCGGTGAGCGCCGCGCCTTCCTCGGTCCAGTACCCGACGACACCGCCGTACACGGAGCTCACGTTGCTGGTGGAGTCGATCGCGGGGAACGGCACCCGCAGCGTCTCCATCGGGATGACTCGGGCGCGCTGCCGCACCACGGACAGTTCCAGGGACACCGACAGCATCTCGGAGCGGAGAGTCTCCGGGATGAGGAACCCGCCCTCGGACGGCACCGTCGAGGAGAACGCGTTACGGACGCGGGTGAGCTTGGCCTGCATGTCCGCGGTGCGGTTCGCGTTGTGCCAGATCGTCTGGAAGTACTCCGCCGAGTTCTTGAACTCCCGGTCCAGGACCGCGCCCATCGCCCGCGGGTTATGCAGGTGGTTGCGGGCGTTGCCCGTCGCGGCGACAGCCTTCGGGGTGAGGTCGATCCGGTCGATACCCTCGGGCTGGTTCTCCCGCAGCCAGTTCGCGAGGATCGTCTCGGTCTGCTCCTTGACCTGCGTCGCGATGCTGAGATCGCGATTGTGGACGGAGCGGGCGTAGTTGGTGATGAACTCGCCGAACGCCCCGTTCTGGTCGGCGAAGACCTTCTGCATCTTGTCGGCGTCGCCGAGCATCTCCTCCAGCGCGGCCTGGCTGGTGGGGATGACCATGCGGCCCGGGTCCACCGCGCCGGCCGGGTTGGCGCGGTTGAAGACCTTCCCGACCTGGCGGGGGTCGATGCCTGCGCGCTCAAGCATGCGCAGTCGCATGCGGGACGTGGCGATCTCGCGCTGCCCCCGGATCGTGCCGGACTTGTTCACAGTCGTGCCTCCCATAGGGCGCGGTCAAAAGCTGTTCGGTCTACTGCTGGTACCGGTTCGGCCGGCGCCGGTCCGGGTCGGGCGGGCTGCGGGGGTGCCGGCGCGTTGTTGGCGACGCCGGTCATGACCGCGCGGAAGTAGTCGGCGACGACCTCGCCGGCCGGAGGCGGAGGGGTGGGCACGTACACCGGATCGGGTGTCACGGCCGCGGGTGGCGTCACTGCCGGGGCCGGGGTGGTGGGTGCGTCGTTGGCGGCTGAGGCCATCAGGGACCGGAAGTAGCCGACCGCCACTTCCTGCGGTGCGGCGTCCGGAACCCGGTCAACGGGCGGCGGCACGTACGCCACCGGGGCCGGCGCCGGTGCGGGCTCGGCGGGCGCGTCATTCGCCACGCCGACCATCACGGACCGAACGTAGTCCGCGGCCACGTCCTGCGGGTCTGCACTCACCACCCGGTCGACGGGCGGCGGCACGTAGGGCGCCGGGGCCGGCACGGGCTCGGGCGCGGTGGGCGCGTCGTGGGCCACGGCGGATACCAGCGACCGGACGTGGTCCGCGGCCACGTCCTGCGGGTCCGCACTCACCACCAGGTCGGCGGGCGGCGGCTCGTAGGGCTCGTGCACCGGCTCCGAAACGGGCGTGGCCGGGGCGTCGTTTGCGGCGCCGATCATCAGGGACCGGAAGTAGCCCGCCGCAATGTCCTGCGGCGTGGCCTCCGCCGACGGAGGGGCGGGCGGCTCGTACGGCACCGGGGCCGGACGTTCCATGACGGGCGCGGCGGGCGCGTCACCGGCCACCCCGGCCATCAGGGACCGCATGTGCTCGGGCCGGTAGCCGGGCATCGGATCGAGAGCGGCCTGCGCGGCGGCACGGAACGCGGCGGGGTCGAATACGGCCGGCGGGTCGACGGTCGGGGCGTCCACGGCGGACTCGGCGGCCGGTCCGGCGTCCGGTGCGGGCGCCTGATCACGGCCCGCGTGTGCGTAGTTGTAGACGCTCAGGTCCCAGGACGCGGCCAGCGCGGCGTCGGCCGTGGCGTCCTGCCGGACGGGCTTGGCAACCTCATCCGCCAGCCCGGCGGCCACCGCCTCATCGGCGAAATACCAGGTCTCGGCGGTCATCCGGGTCCGCCACTGCTTGACGGTGCCGCCCGCGCGCTCCGCGTAGATGGAGGCGATGTTGTCGGACTGGGCGTCAAGGAAGTCCGCGTACTGCCGGAGTTCGGCGGCGTCCCCACAGGAGACGCCACTTGCATCGTGAATCATCATCTGCGAGCCCGGCGACATGGCGACGCGGTCCCCGGCCATGGCGATCACCGACGCGATCGACGCGGCGAGCGCATCCACCCGGACCATGATCTTCGCGGGGTGGTTGCGGAGCGCGTTGTAGATCGCGAGGCCGTCGAAGACCTCCCCGCCGGGGGAGTTGACGTACACGTCGATGGCGGGGGCGTCGATTTCCGAGAGTTCGGCGACGCACTGCGCGGCCGTGATGCCCCAGGAGCCGATGTCGCCGTAGATGTACAGGCACGGGTTGCCGGTGGCGGGGTCGGCGGCGTTGGTGATGCGGTACCAGGACTGGGTGCCGTCCGGGGCGGTCACGGGCGGGCGGGTGATACCGGTCGCGCGGTTGATGCATAGATATGCGTGGCTCACCGCTTTATGCCTCCCGTTCCGGTGTGACAACGGTGTCGACAGCGCTGTCACGTGGCCAATTGTGCACTACCGGGAGGGGATTTGAACACGTTCGCATAGCCTCTGACCTGCTATTACATAGTCGCGGGCACCCGATCGCGCGAATTACTGCATAACTATGCGATAGATTGATGTTGACGCGGCAGAGCGTGGCAGGGCAGGGCCCGGCGCGGACAGGCGGGGCCCGGCAAGGCACGGAGCATCACCCAGACGGGAGCACCATGAACATCACGCTCAACATCACCGGCAGCGCACCGCTCCTCATGAACAGCAACACCCTCGCCGACCCCCTCAGCGAGGCGAAGAAGCGCATGTCCCGCATCAGCGACAAACGCAAGAAGACCGACGAAGACCACATCGCCATGCGGCGTATCGAGTTCGAAGCCGGGCTCTACCACGACCCCGAGGACGGCCCGTACATGCCGGGCGCGAACATCGCGAAGTCCCTGCTGATGGCCGCGCGCATCCGCCGCAACGGGCCGAAGATCGAACGCGGCCTGATCATGGTGTCGCCGATCAACCGCCTGGAGTACGAGGGCCCCCGCGACGTGTCGGGCCTGTGGAACGACCTGCGGTTCCGGAAGGTCGCCCCGGTGAAGATGCAGGGCCGCACGACAGTGATCCGGTGCCGCCCGATGTTCCCGCAGTGGTCGTGCACGGCGACCGCGCTGGTGAACCCGTCGGTGCTGCCTCAGGACGAGCTGGCGGAGATCGCGGCGGACGCGGGGCAGATGATCGGACTTGGTGACTGGCGGCCGTGGCACGGCCGGTTCGAAGTCACCGTGAGCTAACCCGGCCCGGCATGGCGCGGCGAGGCCAGGCGTGGCGAGGCCTGGCGAGGCAAGGCACGGAGTTCGACCGGGGTGGATGGTCGCAGCGGGGTTCGACCCCCCGCCACCCCACGCAAGGCAGGGCGTGGCCTGGCTCGGCTTGGCCTGGCAGGGCATGGCGAGGCAAGGCGCGGAGCACCACCCGCAGGAAGGAGACGGTCATGCCGTTCAAACCCAAAGGCGACACCGCCCAATGGCGGACCGTCTACGACCTACTCATCAAAACCCCCGTCAACAGCACCATCACCTACGACACCCTCGCCGAAGCCCTCAACCTCCACCCCCACACCGACCGGCACCGCATCCAAGCCGCCACCCGCAAAGCCGCCACACACCTCCTCGCCCAAGACAACCGCGCCATTGAGAACCTCGCCGACACCGGCTACCGGGTCGTCACCGCCGCCCAGCAGATCCCCCTCGCCGGGAAGCAGATCGAAAAGGCAGGCAACGCCCTCGACAAGGGCCACGACCTCACCAACAACGTCCGCATGGACGAACTGACCAGCGAAGAACGCCAGATCGTCCAGAGCATGACCGTCGGCTTCGCACACGTCGCCCAGTGGGCCCGGCAGATCAACCAGCGCGTCGGCGAACACGAGGACCGGCTGTCCGACATCGAAGCCGAACTCGCCCGGCTGCGGGACGCAAAGACGGAAGGCGAGACCAGCGACTGACGGCGGGGGTGCGGCGAACCTCCACGGCCTACTGGCTGCTCTCCGTTTCCCACGTCGCCACGACGGTCCCGCGACAGCGGATGCCGCCCTCACATAGCCGGTACGGGCCCGCCCCATACGCGTCCTGCGCCGCGGCGAGGTCAGCGAACACGGTGCCGTCGATCTCGGCGCACGGGTCGCATACCGACGCGTCGTTGACCTCGCTGGCCGTGTACGTGGCGACCGGTGCGGCGGCCAGCGTTGCCAGCCGGCCCAGGTTCTGTGCCCGGTGCAGTGCTCCGCCGAGTTCGTCCCTGCGCCGCCAGTTCTTCAGCCCCCGCAGAAACGACATGACCTGCCCGGCCACCCCGGTCCCGTCCGCACCCGGGGCGAACAGGCGCAACGCTTCACGGCCCGCGGATGCCACGAGGTCGGCGGAGAGCAGCGCCGCGGTTGCGGCAGCGATGTCGACCAGCTCCGACCCGAACACGTTCGCCAGGGCCCGGTCCACGCGCGGCGGTTTCACCTTCACGCCCTGCGCGGCGGCCTCAGCGGCCATCTGCCCGGCTGCGGTGGTGGCCATGTCGCCGAGC